TCCGAGATTGGCACGGTCGGGCCCTTACCGCCGAGGAGACCACCAGCCTCGACCTGGACAGCCTCATCGGCCGACCAGCCACCGTGGTGATCGTCCATGAGCAGAGCCAGGACGGCACCAAGACGTTCAGCAATATCAAGCTGATCATGGCTCACAAAAGCGGCGAGCCGCTCAAGCCCTCGGGCCTGTGGGTACGGATGGAAAACAGGCCGCCGAAGGATGACGACCAGGTGAAGACGATCACTCCTGACGGTTCAACCAAACGCTCGCCTGACCTAAGCGCCACCCAGGTGCACGTCGGAAAATTCAAGGGCGTGGCCATCTCGGAGCTGACCGACGACGCCGTGCAAGGCCTAGCCGAGCGCTGGCTGCCTAAGGCCAAGATTAGCCCGGGCAAGACCCAGGATGACATCCAGCTCATCGCTGCCATCAACGAGCGCCTGGAGCAGATCAACGCCAAGAACCAACCAGACTTCGATGACGTGCCCTTCTAATGAAACCCAGGAAGCCCTACGTCAAACTGGTCGACAAAGTGCCCGAGGTGGTTCGGATGCGCTCCGAAGGCAAGACCCTCGAGGAGATCGGGCAGCACTTTAACCTTTCTCGCCAGCGCATCAAACAGATCGAGCAGTCGGCCGAGATGCATGAGGAGATCCTGCGCCAATGGGGATTCCCGTTTACGGTCAGGACGTTTAACACCCTTGAGCGCCTGTGCGTCAAGAGCCGCGACGAGGCCTTGCAACTCTACAACACCGGCCACCTTCGACCAGGAGCTGTCCGCGGATTCGGGTGGGTTTCCTACTTCGAGATCTGCGAATGGCTCGAAGTACCGACAACCCGGGAGCCGATCAACTTCCTCGTTTGCCCACATTGCGGCAAAAAGATCTAACCACCTTCCGGCAGCCTGTTGCTGCTGGGGACTCGTAGGGCCGGGGGCGCGCATCGGCCGACAAACGCGCATTAATTCCAAACAACTCTGACAAATGCCAGCCAATCCAAACATCTACTTTGACATAGAGACCGGGCCTCTACCGCTCGAGCAGCTCAACATCCCGCCGTTCAACCCGGCCGACGTGAAGATGGGTAACCTTAAGGATCCCGACAAGATCGCGGACAAGCTCCAGGCCGCTGAGGCCAACCACACAAACGACTACATTCGCAATGCCGCCCTGGATGCCTTATCGGGCCAGGTGCTGTGCATCGGCTACCGGGTCGATCACCAGGAGCAGAACATCCTGTGCGCCGATGCCGACGGCGAGGCCCACCTGCTGCGACAATGGTGGGCGCTTCTCAACTACTACGAGCGCCAGCCGCAGCTCATCGGCTTCAACATCAAGTCCTTCGACCTGCCCTTCCTGATCAAACGCTCCTGGCGACATAAGATTATGCCGCCCTACTGGCTAAGGAATGGCCGTTACTGGTCGGAGCTGGTGGTCGATCTCCGAGAGGTGTGGCAGCTCGGGGACAACAGGGCTCACGGCAGCCTTGCGTCGATCTCGAGGCACCTGGGACTCGGCGAGAAGAGCGGCAACGGCGCTGACTTCTCCCTGCTGTGGAATACCGACCGCCAGGCAGCCATCGACTACTGCCTTCAGGACGTGAAGCTCACCCAGGCGGTGGCAGACATTCTGATGCCGGCCTACTGAGGGCTGGACATAGACCAGGCCAGACGATAGAGAGAGGCCGTCAACGTGAGCTGTGAGAGGTGAGCGTTGAAACCTTCAGAGAAACCATGATCAATCAATTTTTCCCCGTCCGTATCGTGAACGTCGCGTTGTTTCTCCGCGATTCCTCACCTCGATGCGTGACGGGGTTTTCCGTTTGAATTATGACCTATTCCGAAAAGCTCCAACATCCGCAGTGGCAGAAGAAGCGCCTGGAAATCATGTCGAGAGACGGTTTCCAGTGCATCAAGTGCGCGTCGAAGACCAACACGCTGACGGTTCACCACTTTTACTACGTTTCGGGAAGAATGCCTTGGGACTACCCAGGTGGATCAATGGCAACGATGTGCCGCAAATGCCACTTTGAAGGTCACGATGATTTATCGTTCCCGAGCTTCTTCACCTCTTGGGAGCTGTCGGCTTGTTACGAGATCAAGCGCCAGATTCAAATGAGCCATCACGAGATAGATCACGACAAAGGTGTTCTGTTCTCGGTCGAAAAAACTGGTCAAGAGGCTGGGTGGCCTCCGTGTGAGACAATGCACCTTTTGAAAGACGCCGCCGATCACGGGATCATGACAGCAGAATGGCTGACTAACCTTTCGAAACAGGTGATGGCAACCCGAAAACAACAAGCCTCTAACCAATGAGAATCCGCACGATCAAACCGGAGTTCTTTCATCATGAGGGACTGTTCGAGGCCGAGCTGGAAACCAAGCTACCGCTCCGCGTGGCCTTTGCTGGCCTGTGGTGCATTGCTGATCGGGAAGGCCGTTTTAAATGGGAACCAAGGCGCATCGGTGTGCAGGTGCTACCCTACGATGGCGTCGACTTTTCACGCGTGCTCGACGCGTTGGCCACGCGTGCTTTCGTTCTCAAGTATCGCGTGGGTGACGCGTGCTTTGGATGGATTCCGAGCTTCCTAAAGCACCAGGTGATCAACAACCGGGAATCGCAGTCTATTCTGCCGGATCCAGAAGGAAACATTGAAGAAACGTCAATAAACACTGATGAAATTGACGCGTGCCCCACGCGTGCCTCACGCGACGACCACGCGGGTCAAGGGGAAGGGAAGGGAAGGGAAGGGAATGGAAAGGAAGGAGTTTCGCAGAAAGCCTTGAACCCTGACCTTGAAGCCTTCCGCCTACGAGTCGGTGCTATGATCCGCCGCCGACCTGGCACCCATTGGAGTTCCAAAGAGATCAAGGCCTTGAAAGAGATCTTCGACTTTAACACCCCGGAGGAAGACTTGGTTGCCTTGGAAGCACGTTATCAGTCGGACGACAAATACCTTCGACGTGAGCTGATGACGCTGCTGAACAACTGGAACGGAGAGATCGACAAGTCTCGAAGCACCTCCCCCTCTGGGAACAATGGCACCGGCGCGTACAGCACCAACATCGAGGACTACCAATGAGCGACCCCTACTTCGCCGAGGAAGACGAGTTCGGCCTCCTGGGCGCCTGCCTATCCGGTGGCTCGGATGTCTGCTACGAGGTGTTCTCCAGGATCACCACAGAGGCTATCCAGAACGACAGCCTGCGCCAGATCTACGAGGTGACCAAAGGCCTGGTCGCCAAGGCGGAGCCGGTCAACCTCCAGAGCCTGGTCAAGGAATGGAAACGCTCGATGCCTGGGACTCCGGTGCCTTTCGATGTGCTGAACCGCTGCGACGAGATATGCGCCAGCCCGTCCAACCATCCCGAGTTCTCCAAGGCTGTCCTCGAGGCCCATCACCGCCGGCAGTTACGATTCGCCGGTGACCGTCTAATTCGCGACTCCGCTGTCTCCACCCTGTCTGTGGATCAAATCGTCGCTAATGCCGAAGCAGGGCTCACCGTTGAGGCATCCAAGGAAGAGGTGCAACCCTGCAAGTCGGTAGTCAGTCGGTTCATCGACTCTACCCAGGAGCGCTTCGCCAGGAAGGGCCACCTGTCGGGCATCACCTCCGGCTTCCGGCGCCTGGACGCAATGACCGACGGCTTTCAGTTTGGCGAGCTGGCCATCATTGCGGCCAGGCCAAGCATCGGAAAGACCGCCATCGCCATCGCAATAGCCCGAGCAGCAGCCATCGAGCACCGGGTGCCGACCCTGTTTATATCGCTGGAGATGTCCGACGAGTCTATCGTTCGGAGAATGGTCTCTACCGTAGGATCTATTCCGATGCAGGACATCAAGACCGGCGACCTCGATGAAGGCGGAATGAAGTCTATGGCCAGTGCCTCCGCTAAGGTGGCCGGCAGCCCGATCTACTTCGTGTCCGGTTCTGGTGTGTCCGGCATCGCCACCATCACCGCGGTGATCCGCCGCGCTGTTAGGAAGTGGGGCGTTAAGCTCGTCCTGGTCGACTACCTCCAGAAGATCCACGGCAGCAAGGCGGCCGAGAAGAAGACCTATGAGATCGCCGAGGTCTCCGGTCGACTCAAGGCCGTGGCTCACGACACCAAGATCTCCGTTGTCGCCCTGGCCCAGCTCAACAGGGAGAACGAGAAGGACAAAGGCCGGGTGCCTCGCCTCACCGACTTGGCCGACTCTGGGCAGATAGAACGTGACGCCGACCTGGTGCTGCTGCTCAACCGGGAGCGCAACCAACCCAACGGCGAGGCCATCATCGCTGTCGCCAAACAACGAGACGGCGAGTGCGGCCTCGTCCCCCTCTGGTACGAAGGCCAGTTCTGCCGGTTCACCGACCCATCGCCCAGCTTCTAACAATGAAAATACCCTACGACCTCGACCGAGTTAAACTCCTGCACGAAGCCCCTAACCTGGTTGCCCTGGCGATCAAGCGTGGCTGGATGTCCTACCCTCGCAGCGTCAAGCTCAGCGCCCTAGGCACGCCCATCGTGGCGCTCGAGGAGGAGGAGGACTACGAGATCACTGCAACCGCCCAGGATGCCGACGTGTGTCGCAAGGCCTACGACTTGCGCGAGCGTAACCTTAGCCTCGACGATGTGGCCAAGGCCTGCGGTGTTGCCCGTGGTTCGGTGGCTTACATTATAGCTAAAGGACATGAGATGTATTTAAGGCAGCAAAGGATAGAGCATAGTACAATAGATACATCTGTTAAACCTGGAAATATGTAAGGAATCTTTTGCCATATCTCCAATAACAGGTGAACGCGAGACA